TCCTGCCAATTTTCATGCTGCCATGTCCAGTCCTACTGAACCTAACCAAGCGCAGAATGTAAATTATCCAACGAATGAAAATACACGCTGGATGACAAATTATCATTTGCAGGATCGAACATTTCAGGGCGTGCAGGATGGATTGTACGATCATAAGTTTGATGTTGAGGCTTATGAGAGTCTTACTCCGCACCAGAGAGCGCAAGTCAAGTCAGAGGTGAATGGAATCAGGATGGCTGACGGCCTGATTGACAGCAACACAGCATTGCCAAAGATAAAATCACGACTTAAGGAACTGGAAGGTAAGGAAAGTTTTGAAGCGGTAGCTGAAAGAAAGGCATTAAAGAGCTATGTTACTGATATTGAAAGTGGTGATTCAGAAGCCTTAATGGCACGTACTACATTGGGCGGTCAAATTGTTCAGAATTATATTCAGAAGCAATCTTATTTGAATAATAGGATTGCAACTACTAATCCAGATAACAAGGATGAAATTGCAAGTCTCAATGCTGAAATGGCAAAGACAAAAAATGATTATGTGAACCAGTCTGTTGCTTATGCTCAGGCGCATCACTGGCCTATTGTTTCTCCTATTCCGCATCAGGATATTTCAATTATTCAGAATGGTTTTAGTACAAAGGGTGATCCGGCAGCAAATGTGGCAAATGCCTACAATACATTTTCCCAATATTCAAAGCAAAACCAGATTTATGTTGCAGAGCAGATGAAAGACCCAAAGCAACGCGCAGTTATGCAGACGCTTGCCTATGGTCGTCACACTCAGGCAGAACAGATGGATTTCATTGCTGCCAATCAGGACAGGAAATATCGTGAACTTGATTTGACAACAAACCAGTCTGGTGAAGCTTATCTAAAAAATCAGATCAACACGAAGATATCAAACGCATTCAAAGTTATTCAAGCTCAGAACGATCCTATTAATGCAACACTTCTTAACGCAAACATTTTGCAGGCAAGTGTGAACTATGCAAAATATCTTTCCGAAAAGAAAGGAGAGTTTACGGTTCAGAAAGATGGATGGACTGATACATTCAATTCCACTGGAAATATAGGTTCAGTTGCAAGCTTCATAAATAATGCGTATGAGCCAATGACAGGTGCAAATTATATTGTGAACAAGAAACAGGTTAATCTTGATGATTCAACAATGTCTGGTGTTGCGCAATATGCGATTGATCGTGGAAATGAATATCTTCGTGCGCACATGAGTGAAGCGCAATATATCCAGCTACGTGGAAATTCACCATTAACTGTCACTGTTACACCAACGAATGTTTTGATTGCGCAGGATGCAAATGGAAATATTGCATATAGCGAACCATTGACAGGTGATCTTGTTGCACATGCAACTGCCGAGGTGAAAAGAATTAAAGATGAGCAAATAAGGTCTGCTGCAAGAATCGAAAAGAAATATAAATATCTTTTATCTCCAGAGGAACAATTTATTAAATTAAATCCAGATGAAGAAAATAAAACATCAGTTAATGGAATGGTGGAATCTGGAAATATTGATCTGAAAAAAAGACCTGTTATAGAGAATAAGGATGGAACACACAGCACTGTCAGAACAATCACTATTGAGGAAGATGGTGATACCGTTCTTATTCCAACAGCAATAAATGGAAAGATTGTCTCTAACAAGGAAGCGATTGCTCATTATAAAAAGACGGGTGAGCATATGGGTAAATTCAAGTCAGAAGAAGCGGCTGAAAAATATGACAAAAAAATCCACAAGGAAATGGGGTGGAATAAATGATCATAAGAAATACTGATCTGGCTTCTCCTGAAAAATTCATATCAGATAATCTGACACACAAGCCATCGGTTGCAACTTCCGCATTCGATAATCTTGCAGCCGGTATTGCCACACCACAATATGCCGTAAATTCCTTTGATGAGGAATATTCAAAATCCCCACGTGGTCAGACTGTTGCCGCCACTTTTGAAGCATTGAAGCGTGGCAATGAAAATCCAGAGGTGGGCTGGGTGCAGTGGGGAGTCAATGAAACCTCAAACATGATTGGGCAATCGCTCAATCCATTAAGCTGGGCGCTTGGTGAAGTTGGTGGGCTTGTGGTGCGTCCACTCGCGGCAGTAGGTGCAAAGTTTGCACCGTCTGTTTTCAAGAAACCTGTATCTGAAATATTTGGCGAGAAGATGGGAAAGTATTTCCCAAAAACAGTAGGCAAGGACGAAGCAGAGCAGACGCTTTCACTTGGATTGCTCGGAAAGGATTGGGTAAAAGGATTTGGTATTGGTGCTGGCGTAACGCTCCCACAGGCAACGATTGATAATTTCAACGCTGAAACTGGCAAGCATGACATTCTTGGAATGGCAGAGGGAATGGGTGCCGGTGGCGCATTTGGCATGATGCTAGGTACGGTGCCGTTTGCGTGGGGAATCTTAAAGTCAAATATTAATAGATTACGCGGAAAGCCACTCAATTCTCCTGTTACGCCTAGTGATGCAGCGCAAGCTTTAGCAGATGGGAATATTTCAAAAGAAGATTATGATTTGTTAAAAAATGTTCAGAATTATGTGGAAAATCCAGAATCGAGAGAGGCGCTTAAGGCAGGAACTTATTATCGTGGAAGTAAAGATGAAAATTTTGAATATGGAAAAATGGAAAATGCTACCCTTGGAAAGGGTTATTGGGTTACGCCTCACTTGGAAACAGCTAAAGGTCATGGAAAGTACATTGAAGAAATAAACGGTAAATTTAACATTTATAATGTTGAAACGGGATCAAACAAAGAATTAAATGATTTATATAGTAAACTTCACTTTACTTCGAAAGGTGAAAAACGCACAAAATTATTATCTGAGTTTCATGCTCTTGCCAAGAAAGAAGGTTACGAAGGTTTTCAAAGAACTGGTGAAATTATGCTTTTTGAAAAGCCTAAAAATGTTAAACCTTTACTTGAGCAAACTACAAAATATGTGGCTTCTCAGGGTCATGTTGTTGATCACGCCAATAATAAAGCTCAGTTTGAAATCCTTAACCGTCAGCAGATAGATAACCTTCAATCTGCCACGGTGGATCAGCTTGTGGCAGATCATATTCCAGAGGAACACCGTACAGCACTTTCTGATTTTACGGTACAGGCTGGCATTGACGAGATGCGGAACAAGCCGAATCTTCTTGATGGTGTACGCGGCTATGTTGAATATGCAGATCAGAATTTATTGAACCGTGATGCAATTCTCGAAGCAGCAGACAAGATGGTTGATGAACATTTTCTTTTAAGTGGTGAATTAGCTCCATTAGATCAAAAAATGATATTTGAAGTTTTAAAAAAGCATGGCAGTAACTCTGAATTACCTTTTTATGTCCCTGATAATGTAAGAGAGTTAGCAAGAAAAAATGAAAGGGAATTTAAAAAATACATCAAAGAAATAGATCATAAATTTGAAAGATTAGATACGGGTGATAATTTAACTCAACATGAGTTTTATCACGGAACAGGCAAGTTAGAAAATATCGATGAATTTGATATCACTCGTGCAGCTCAACATAATTTATATGGAGCTGGTCTCTATATTACAGATAGCAAGAAAGTTGCATCTGGCTATGCAAAGTCTCGCTCTAAACCTTCACGTACTCCTGATGGAAAAATATTATCCTTAAAATTCAAAAAAAATCCAAAATTAATAGATGTTGAGCATTCACCGAATAAAAATGTTTTTAATATTATAAAAGAACAGGCAGAAAGCTTTTCCGACGTATCAATTGCAAAAGAAATGCAAAATAAACCAATTAAAGATATTTTTGAAATAATAAAATCAGAAATAGAAGATGAGCATGATTATGGATGGCAAGAGATTTACAGTGAATTATTGGATCATATTAACTTTACTTTATCTGAAAAAGGTTATGATGGTTATTTGCACACTGGTGGAAAGATAGTTGGCAAAAGAGATCACAATGTTATTGTTTTATTTGGTCATGATTATTCTCTGAATGGTAAAAACTACAAGAGAAATCCTTCGGAGAAATTAACTCAAACTGAAATAGATTTACACAAGGATTTCGAAGATAAATACTCATCATTAAAAGAAGCGATAAAGTCAATTAAAAATCCAGTGGAAGAATTGAATGATATAAAAAGTAAACTTTTACCACTTCGTGATGATTTTAGAAGAACAAAAGAATATAGAAGGCTTGAAGATTTGGCAGATGTTTGGCACCCAGCAAAAACATTGCTAGACAGGGTAGAACTTGAAGATCAATTAAACAGACAGGGAGCGTACCGTGACCTTGCAAAACAGATGCTCGATATTGCTGATTCGAATGTGGCTAAACTTGCAGACAGAAGCAAGACAACAAATTACCTTGAAGCAAGAATCACGCCAGTCGTTGATTCCAATCATTCTCCAAGAACTGAACTTATTGAAGCCGTATCAAAAAGAGATATCCCGTCTGATGCAGAAGCATTACTGGCTGAACATGACGTTAAACTTCAAGAGATGAATGTTGAGAATGTCAGCAAGGAGTATGAGATTGCCAAGGAAAGATTCAAGGAGTTTCAATCGCAAGAGGGAATCTTCAAGAACTTCATTAACTGCGTATTAGGGAGTCAGAAATGAAGGTAAGCAAGGATTGTATTGATGAAGCTATTCGTGGATTAAAGGATTTTTCTTCCGAAGAATTGAAACAATACGCATTCGATGTGTTTGAAAAGGCAAAAACATATCAGGGTATGAGCAACATGCGGGCATTTGATCAGGCTATGAAGGAAATAAATGATTCACGCCTAAAATCCTATTTTGAATCTGCCATGACCGCAGCAAACAATACCATGAAGATTCAGGACAATATCAATCGCATAAAAAGTGGTAAAGCTGACGTTCAGACATTATTGGTCAAACGTCATGAGAATCAGGCACACAATGTTGCAGCCGCACAGGCAGCAGCACGTGAGACTTTGGAAGGATCATTTTTTAACAAGGTTGATCGTGAGCAAACTGAATTTCTTGTGAGCGGTAAAAATGATCTGATGATTGCTGACGCTTATGACGGAAAGAAAGTTTCTGATCCAACAGCCAAGGTAATTGCTGATCTTTGGAAGAATGTTTATTTTCCTGAAAGAAATTCTGAATTAATTGTTTCAAATGCCATGCCGTTTGAACATATCAATGAGGACAGATCATTTAGGAATGTTCACGATTCAAACAAAATGATACTTGGTGGACGCAGCGCAATTAATGTTGCGCGTGGAGAGGAAAAATTTGATGCGTCACTCGCAAAGAAAAAATGGGTGGAAACTGTAAAGAAACATTTTGATCTTGTACATTCTGATGCAGTTGATATTGATGGAAATATTGATATCGGAAAAATGGATAAAATTATTGGTGAAATGTATGACAATATCACCACTGGAAAAAGTGACATCATGGTTCGCTCATTGGTTGCGAATGATCGTGTTGCAATCCAGAATAGATCACGCAGACGCTTACAGCCAAAATCCATGCGTGATTTTGTTGAATACAACAATGAATATGGACAGGGAAATCTTATCAACGCCATGTTGATTGATATGCAATCTTCATCAAACAAGATTGGAATGGCACGTATTCTTGGTGATTCTCCACATGCTGCCTATCTTGATATGAAAAAGGCACAACAGGAATTTAATCCGAAAAAAGAAAGCTGGTGGAAAAAAGCTGATCTTTATTTTCAGGATGTGATGGGCATGAATAAAACTGCGGTTGATCCAAAGCTTGCAGCATTTGATGCCAATAGTCGCGCTGTCACTGCAATGGCAAGGCTTCCGCTTGTGACTCTCGACAGTATTCCCGATATCAATAACATGGCTACTTTTGCTATGCAGCATGGCTTTAATTATTTTGAGGCATGGGGTCATCATATCAGGAATATTTTTAATCTTTATCCATCCGAAGATAGAAAATTAATAGCAAAGGCTTATGCCAGCATGTTTCAGCAACATCTTGGATATATGGCAAGGTATGGCGAAACAAGTAATATCAGTGAGCGCATGAATAAAATATCTACTGGATTTTTTAAAACGAATCTTCTTCACGCATTTGATAATGGAAATAAATTAAGTGGAATGGAAATTGTTGCTCGTGGTCTGGGAAGGAATTCAAATAAGTCATTTGAGAAACTTCCACTTGCTACGCAGAACTGGATATCGAAATTCATGGAACCACATGAATGGGAAGGTTTGAGAGCTAAGACTTCTGGAAAACTTTTCACAGTGGATAATGTTAATGCGCTGTCTGAAAAAGAATTGCGTGCAATGTATGAGGCTGGATCACAATTGCGTCCCTATTCTGAATATCGCAATGATCTTTATCGTCAGGTTCATGCAATGTCCCAGATTGCAGCAGAAAACATGGTATTGAATCCAGGTGCTTTTGAACGCGCTACGCTATTGCGTGGAACGAAGCCTGGCACACCGGAAGGCGTTTTATTGAGACAGCTTGCGCATTTCAAGACGTTTACGCTCGCATACGTAGACAAGGTATTGATCAATGGCTACAGGAAAGCTGATGCGAATCAGCAAAAGCTTGCTTGGGCTACTGCTCAATTCATTGGAGCGATTCCGTTAGCTTATGGAATGATGCTTTTCAAGAATCTGGCAATGGGTAAGTCAATGCCTGATCCGACTGAAATGAGCATGGCTGAAAAGGAAAAATTCCTGTTGCAGTTGGTGGCACCTGGACTTGCATTATTTTCAGGCGTACTTGATTCTCGTGGAAAAAATGCAGACATGATATGGAGTCTGATTGCTTCACCTTCACTCAGACTTATCGGGAATGCCCTTGGCGTATTCAAGGATTTGGCGACCCACCCTGAAAAAGTACCGAAGGATATAAAGGACACTTTGAGTTATATTTTACCTATCAAGACAACTCCCATTCTCTCTCCGATTCTGAATGAGGCAATGGGCGAAAAAGGATATTTGGAGCCAGGACAACAACACATTTTTGGAAGATAAGGATATCGACCATGCCAACCATACCACAGCAGCAAACCATTGTTCAGTACATTACAAATAACGCACAACTGACGTATACCTTTGCTTTCTATGCGTTCAACGAAGCAAATATCGCTATTTATTATCAGGCAGCCAATGCAACGCCGGTACCATCATCTGACAGGCTGACTCTTAATGTCGATTACACGGTGACGTTTAACGCTGATCCGACGACAGGCGGTATAATCACATTGCTGTTTACGCCGACTACGGGTTATTACCTTACGATTTCATTGGCACTCATTCCCACACTTAATACAAATTTTGCAAATGCACAGAATTTTAATGGAGCGAATCTCGATAACGCGCTTGATTATCTTCTGATGCTTTGCCAGCAGAATCTTAACTATGCACTGGAACGAAATCTTTCCTATGTGATCAATACCTATTTGCCAAGCGCAGAACCCTATACCCAGCTTCCGCCTTTGCCACAAAATAATGTGTGGATAGGAAGTGGAAGCGGAGTGGTTGCTGCACCTATTTCAACGGTACCGAGCGCAAGTGTATTACAGGCACAGCTTGCCAATGCGTCACCTGGTACAGACGGTGCTCGCATAGTTGGCTTTTACGATACGGTAAACATGAATGCAACTACGGTTGATGCCATGCTTACCCTCTTGCAGTCATTGATTCCCGATGCAACCACGGGTCTTGTGCCGTCAGGTACCATGCTTGATTTTGCTGGCCTATCGGTTCCATCTGGCTATCTCCCTTGTGATGGCGCTGCGGTAAGTCGTACTACCTATTCAGACCTTTTTACAGCAATTGGAACGACATGGGGTATAGGCGACGGATTCACAACATTTAATGTGCCAGACATGACGCGTCGCGTGTCAGTCGGTTCAGGTGGTGTTGCATCAAGCCCAGCCTTTACGGGAACTTCCACGGGAGACGTTGGTGGTGAGGAAGTGCATACCATGACGGTTTCTGAAATGGTTGCCCATAATCATCCAGGCTCGTCATGGAACCTGAACACAGGTACTTTCCCTGGCGGTGCCGGTACTGAATTGCCAGATCAGACAGGATTAACGCCAGCCGCAAACGTGCCTGTCACAGTGGCTTCACAAGGTAGTGGTACACCATTCAACGTCATGCAGAAGGGTGCAGTCGTGACTAAGATCATCAAGACATGAAGTCTGAGGCATTAAAGAGGGCAAGTCAGATTGCAGCCACTATTGAATCAGTGGCAGATAATATTCGGGAATCTCAATACGACTTTGAGCGTGATGAGAACTTCAACCTTTACTTTAAGATGAGGAAAGGGAATCTGGTCAAGATTCCCGTCATTGATCTTCGCCTCTATCAGCTTGAAGTGCAGCGTGTTCTTTTTGGCGGTATATCAAAGCGTATCCTGCTTTCATGGCCTCGACGAGCCGGTAAAGAAGTGGTGACATGGAATATCATCGTTCAGGCAGCAATCACAGTGCCTGGCATGTATATCATGACTTACCCCACAAATGTCCGTGCGAGAAAGATTCTCTGGCAGGGTGCAGCGCTTATTAACGGGGTAAGCACACGATTCCTTGACATGATTCCGAAGGATTTGCTGGCACGAAAACCCAATGATGCTGAAATGACAATCGAGTTAGTGAATGGGGCGCTTATCTGGATCGTGGGATGTGACATTGATCCAGGTAAACTTCGCGGCACCAATCCGTTGGGAATTGTTTTTTCCGAGCTGGCTTTCTCTGATCCACGTGTACTGTACACCATGATGCCGGTACTCCGTCAGAATGGTGGATGGTTAATAGGACAGTCCACTTATGACGGCATGAATCACTTCTGGCACATGCTCAGAAATAACAGGGATGATCCGAACTGGTACTGCCGCGAGGAGAGCATTCTTACCCTTCTTGATGAAAATGGCAATCCATATATCACGGAAGAAGATGTGAATGAGG